TTCAGTAGGAACTCAAGGAACTCAGGGAACCGATGGAACTCAGGGAACCGAAGGCTCACAAGGTACACAAGGCACTCAGGGTGTAGACGGAATTCAAGGAACTGAAGGTGCACAAGGAACTGAAGGTGCTCAGGGCACCGAAGGTGCTCAGGGTACCCAAGGAACCCAAGGTGTTCAAGGAACCTTAGGCTCTCAAGGAACTCAGGGAACTCAAGGCACAATTGGTGCACAAGGAACTGTCGGTGCTCAAGGTACTGAAGGAACTCAGGGAACTGAAGGTGCACAAGGCACCGAAGGTGCTCAGGGTACTCAAGGCACTGAAGGTGCTCAAGGAACTGAAGGTGCTCAAGGTACAGAGGGTGCACAGGGAACTGTTGGTTCACAGGGAACCCAAGGAACTGTTGGTGCACAGGGTATTGAAGGACAACAGGGAACTGTTGGTTCACAAGGAACTCAGGGCGTACAAGGTACCTCTGGTCTTGATGGTGATAAGTACTCCACAACATCTACAACTTCATTCACTCTAGCAAACAGCGGATCTCAAACAATTACTGTTGCTGATCTAGCGGTTGATTACTCTGTTGGTCAAGACATAACAGTTGCCTACGATGTCTCTAACATTCAATACGGTACTGTAAGTTCCTATAACTCTGGAACTGGCGCTCTCGTATTTACTAAGACCAAACATGTTGGTTCTGGAACATACGCATCCTGGACAGTAAACCTATCAGGTGCTGTCGGTGTTGCTGGAGCCCAAGGAACTACTGGAGCCCAAGGTACAGAAGGTGCTCAAGGTACCTCTGGACAACTTGGAACCTATGCAGAGACTATAACTCCAATAAGTCCATACTCAGCCACATCATTTAATATTGACCATAACTTAGCAACACTAGATGTGCTTGTAACAGTTTGGGAAATTTCAAGCGGTGCTGAGGTTGTCACTGATATTACAAAATCAAGTATCAATAGAGTAGCCATTGCATTTGCAGTCGCTCCTGGCGCAGGTGAAACTTATAGAGTGGTAGTTAAAGCCTAACTACTATGAGTAAAAGAGCCCTCGTACCTATCAACGTACTTGCCGTAGGAACTCAACCTACAGGCAGGTACGTTGGAGATCTCTATTACAATACAGAAGCAAGAAATGTTTATGTATTTGATGGAGTTGAATGGCTTGAAATTACAACAAACGTTTCTGCAGATATAGTTGAAGGCGGAGATGAAGTTGATGGTTCGGATGCTGTAACAGGTGTAGCCGATGGAGGAGACGAAGCAGGTGGCAGTGATGTATACACAAGTTCCTATGATGGTGGAGGAGTAGTCTAATGTCAGTAACAATCAAACTTCGTAGAGGTACTGCATCGCAATGGACAGCAAATAATCCAACACTTGCTGCTGGTGAAGTAGGAACAGAGACAGATACTGGTAAATTTAAAGTTGGTAACGGATCAACTGCTTGGAATTCTCTTGCATATGGTGGTCTTCAAGGCATACAAGGTACTCAAGGAGTACAAGGTGTACAGGGAACCCAAGGCGTACAAGGCGTGCAAGGTGTACAGGGTGTACAAGGATTACAGGGTATACAAGGACTACAAGGAACTGATGGCGCACAAGGTGCTGAAGGAACCCAAGGAACTCAAGGAACCCAAGGAACTCAAGGAACTCAGGGAACCCAAGGAACTCAAGGCACACAGGGCACTGATGGAACTCAAGGTACTTTAGGATCTCAAGGAACTCAAGGAACTCAAGGCACACAGGGCACTCAAGGAACTCAAGGAACTCAAGGTGCTGAAGGAACCCAAGGAACCCAAGGAACTCAAGGAACTCAAGGAACTCAGGGAACCCAAGGAACACTTGGAACTCAGGGTGCCACAGGAAACTTTGGTGGAGAAACTCATGAATATAACTTCTTAACTAATACAGAAAATACTGATCCAGGTAATGGAAATTTAAAATTTAATAATGCAACTATCTCTAGTGCAACTGCGCTATATATAGACAACCTTGATTTTAATTCAAGCGACATTTCACAACTACTACAAACAATTGATGACTCAACCTCTGGAATTAAAGCAACTATTAAGTTTACAGAAACTACTGACTCAAATAGTTTTGCATTCTTTCAAGTTACAGGAACTCACACACATGAGAGCGGTGGCGCATACTTTAACGTCCCAGTTGCTTATGTAACTGGAACTCTATCAATCTCTAATAATGATAATTTATATGTGACATTTGCTCGTGTTGGTGATAAGGGTGATCAGGGTATTCAGGGAACCCAAGGAACTACTGGTGCACAAGGTACACAAGGTACTCAAGGTGTAGACGGTACACAGGGAACTCAGGGAGTTCAGGGAACAATTGGAGCCCAAGGAACTCAGGGTGTTCAAGGAACATTAGGAACCCAAGGAACACAAGGAACTACAGGTACAGGAACACAGGGTACTCAAGGTACTAGCGGTGCTACTGATGAGGTAGTTATAAACGATGTTATGGATGTCTACTAAATAACTCTGTACTACCGTTGTGAATTTGACTGTATTGTGCTGCTTCTTGTAAAAACTTTATAGGTCTATATACCTGTGGCTTTATTGTAAATGTATTAAATTTTATTTGATTTTCTTCTTGTTTCATTCTAAAGTTAAAAATATACCAATCTATAGGGCAGTTAATACCCCTTGATTCCACATCGGCAATTGCCTTTTCTGCGCCACGTCTGCTAATAGCATATCCTGCACAAGACCATTGTTGATATGACCTACAGATATGTTCTTCGCCTAGATCATGTTCAGATTCATTATAAGCAAATAAAGAATCATCAGGAACAAAAAATGAAAAGAAATCCCATAACGGGATAAGTTGATTCATATACATATCTGCAACAGTTTTAAAGTTCTTACTTAAAATTATATCATCTTCAAATATTAGTAAAACATTTTTGTCAGATTCTAAAAACTTTTTATATGCCAAGTAAGCACTTGCCCAAACTCCCACCACACCAGAACTTGGGGGGAAGGTCTCTCCTGGTTTACAAAAGTCAGTTACGGTATTGACTTTAAACTCTGGTGTCTTATCTATAAATTCCTTTGCCTTTTCTGCTGTATTTAAATATACAGTCTCAGAGCCAAGCCGTGGCAAGAATGACATAGATTTTAAAATGCCCTCGTAAGATTTATTTCTTAATTCATTTCCAGTATCAGTATGAAAGACCTCAAAGCAGGCGTTATCTAACATCTTGACCTTCTGTTTGTAGATAGGCATTGTTTAATAAAGTCATTATAGATTGTTTTAATTGTGGTCTAAACATTGGTAAGAACATTGTTCCACCAAATCTAGGATTACTTTCAAATATAACTGGTTTACCATCACGAAGTTTAAAGTTTACATTTGCTGGACCACTGTAATTTGCCAGTTTAAATATCTTACGAAATATTTCAAGAACCTCTGGCTCTATAGTTATAGCCTTATTTGCAAAAGGTCCCATGTTTACCTTTCCATCTTTTGGTACTGGACCTTCAAAGGTACAATGCCAAAGTAGATCCCCATCTTTGCACATAACCTGCGTTACATACTCCGCATCTCCTTCTATGTACTCCTGTACAACGTAACGCTGTCCTTTAAAGCGATGAGTATTTAGAGCCCACTCATATCTTTCTTGGTCCCAGATTAAGGCTACACCTACGCCTCCATACAAATCTAATCTTTTCATTATGAATGGAAACTCTGGGGTAGATGAAGTTACTTCTATAGTTTTTGGAAAGTACTCTTTTAAACCACTGCTTTCTAAAAAGTTATAAAACAAATCTTTGTTTTGAAAAGTATTTATAGTTTCTTTTGAAGAGACTAAGGTAAGGCATCCTGTTGGATGATTTAAATTGTTTTCTACCGATAGCGGTATTAATACGGACTTGTTGTAATTTTTACAAATTTCTTGTAAAGGGAAATCTAACTTATCAACCTCTATAACTTTCTCAATTGATGAGAAGCCTTCCCAAAAGGGAGAGTCTGTTCCAAGAGCCTCACGCCAAGTGGGCCATAATCCTTTCCCATAGATAACTACTAGCACTTCTCAATCCATACCTGATATCCAGATTCAATCATTGTGTACTCGCCTTTACAGAGATTAAGAACGCAATCCACGCCCCTCTTGGGCTCCCTGTACTCTCCTCCGCCGTAATTCCAGAGGTAATCATCAAATGCCATCACCCCACCTGATTCCAGGTGCCTGAAGCCATTCAGGCCATCCATAGCGGTCTGTAGGGCGGTGTGATCGCCATCTATGTATATGAAGTTATATGAACTAGCGCCCTTTAAAAAGAACTCATCACTGGTCATCTTGTGCTTTAAGATTCTTCCATCCTTTGGGAATCTTGAATCGTAGTAAGCCTCTACTGAAACAAAATCTAAATCTTTATGGGCGGTCTCTTCACTGCCCTCCCATGTATCTACATCATCTAGATATTCAATCTCTCGATTATTAAGTAGCCACTGCGTAGCATCGCCTGTGTAGGTGCCGATCTGCAGTGCACGAAGTGGAACACTTGGCACATGTCTAAAGTACTTCTCTACATCCTTAAACCAATTAGGAAACATTAATTAAACAACTTCAAGTTATTTAAACAACTACTAACATACTCTTTAGACATTTTATGCTCATCTAATAGGTGGTGAAACAGGACCTTGCTCTCTTCTTTGCGCCCAATCCACCAACCAGCAACAGCCTTCTCAAAGAGAAGACAGTATGAGCCGTTGTATTCAACATACCCTGGCAGTGGCTGATTGTAGGTGCTTGTTGCAAATAGTAACCCTATCTCAGCATAGGTGTAGCACTCTTGATACTCCTTGTTTCTTTCTTTAATTCTAGATACTAAAAAGTACGCCTCTGGTCTATTTGGCAAATAAGCAATTGCTTGCATAAGATTGTTATACACGGTTTTGTTTCTATCTCCTTGAGCACTCCAGCATAATGTCATCTTTAACAAAGAGGTGTAGGTAATTAGGGGATGTGTTTTATACCCGTATTCAGCAGCCCTTAAATAAAATCCAGCAGCCGATGCGTATTGCAGTTGTTCTTCGTAGGCAGTAGCAAGATTGAAATTATTCTCAACATCAACTGGATTCTCGGCTAGTTTTAAAGTCAACTCTCTAACGTCCATAGGACATGGCCTCCGTAATCATTCCATTTACAACTTTTTTTGGAACCTCAAGAACGAAGGCACAGTTGTCTTGAACACCAAAAGTTAGTACTAGGTTCTTCTTTATAACTGCTGCGCCAACGCAAAATTCAATTGGCGTATCTAAGAATGAAAAGGAAGATGTAAGTCCAACAAAATTAAATTCTTTATCCCAAACAATCATTCGATGTCTGTATACGGAGTCCTTCTGATTTAAATAATTTTTCCATAATTTTACTTCATGAGTAAAGGCAATGTAGTAATCGCCCCAAGCAATTACGTTTGTACCACCACGTTGATCAGGAGAGATTGGCGGAGTTTCTTTTACTAGTACCTGCTTACATTCAGGTTTATCAGGATCAGCCCAAACAACTTCGGTAGGCATAGCCCACTTAACAAAATGATAAGGCTTATCAAGAATCGGCATCCAATTCTTTTCACAGTAGGATGTAACATCTACAGGAGGCGGGATGCGTACTCGTTGAACCTCTGTGGCTGTCCAATTATCTTTATCTAATTCAATCTTAGAGTACTCCATGCGACCTTGCCCGTTGGGCGTGGTATCACGCCGTACACCAATCAGGTAGTAGTTGCCGTCCCACTGAGTGATGCGGACATCCTCTTCTCCAACGAACTCCCAGAGAGATGGAACATCTAACTTTGAATAATCAACCTTAGTAAAATTAATTAAACTGTAATCTTTATCAAGACGGCCTAGGTAGTTGGTTGTAACTAGCCGTTGGTCTTTTTCAGGATGTAGATAGGAGAGTGGACCCCAAGGACTAAAGAACCTTTGATCTTTTTCTGAGTGATAAAGAGTGTAATTAACGTGACGAATATTTACTAAAATATCACCATCATCATCAACAAATATTGACGGGTTCATTAGACCCATACCAGCAGTAATTGAATGGGGTAGAATTAAGGGCGCTAATTTGCCCCCTTGAGAGACCGATTTATGCACCAAATCCATGGGTTTACATTAGCATATGTTT